TATTTTCTAGTATTTTCCCCAGGAGGTTTTGTAAATCCTTTCAATTTTAACAGTTTGTAAAGAGGGGCCATACTACAACCATAGATTTCTGCTATTTTGTAAACTGGAATATTGTTTTCGTAAAGCTCGATTGCTTCTTTTTCCTGCAATGTGGTCAAAACCTTAGGATCATATTCTCTCTGAAAACCCCACCTTTTCAACGATGCTCTAACAGATTTCCATTGAACTCCTGTTACCTCAGCTATGTCTCTGTAGCTTTTTCCAGATTTAAAGAGAGATATTAAAAGCTCCTTATTCTTTTTCTGAGTAAGACTGCTTCTAAATCTCTCTTTAATTTCTGGAAACTTGCAGCTACCTTCTTCAAGGCAACTGATATCAACCATATTTAATTTGGTAAAAACGTTTAAACACGCTTAAAAACCGCGCTGAAAATTCGGGAAACGTCAAAAATGGCCAAACCAGCACTGGATTCACGATAAATACCGCAAAGTTTGCTAGTGCTCGAAGCCCTGCCACCATTGGTGATTGCACCGGTATGGATGTCATAGACGTTACCAACGCTGTAGTATTCTTCCTTCATGGACTCTTTCACCATAGCAATGTTGCTACGGGTCTTGGCCTCGGCAGGAACACCATCAACATCTGCAAGATCCACTACGTCAAACGTGAAGCTTTCATAGGTATAGTTGGTACCAGGAACTTTTTCACGATAGTAGCGGTCATTGTCTTTGGCTGGATCATACATGACAACCAGAGTCATACCATTCGTCATGCGGATCTCAGTGAACTGAGAACCCCAGGAAAGCGAGTTGGGGTGAGCAGAGTTGGTTGTCTTACGGATGAAGAAGTCACCAGCCAATACAAAGGGAGACAGACCTGCTTCTGCATTCACCATACGGCTAAACCATTCAAGACCACCACGTCCAGTAGAAAGAACCACAGTGGGTTCACCGACACCGGTAACGCTGTTATAAATAGTAGCCAAGCGGTTGTACAGGTCATAGAGAGACATGTCACCAGAATGCTCAAAATAGTGCGGAGATTCCTTACGGACTTGACGCCAGCCAGCACCAACAGTAATTGGCCTACCAGTTTCCCAATCCGTAGTAGTCTCCAATTGACCACGTTCCATCAACATGTTTTTATCTTCTGCCAAACGCTCACCAAGGCGAGTTTCAGCCATAGAGATAAAATTACCATGCTTATATTCAGCGGCTTTGGTTTTATCTGCCAGACCAGGCTGATAGGTATAGCCAACACCAATTGCAGCACCATCTTGATAAGACTGGCCACCAATGGAGTAACCCATGCCTGCAGTTTTACCCTGCATCTCCATACGGATGAACTTATCCGTCACCTCAAATTTCCGGTTAACATAACCAATTTGAGATTCGAGTTCAAAACGGTTAGCGAAATAATCGCCACCATATTTTTCATAAAGTTCATCACCACCACTGGTGGAGGCATCAATCACACGGTTGTTAACTTGCAGATAAGAAGGATCAATGAAGGTTACTTCATCACCAGTCTGGAGCTTGCAAGTATATTCCCAATCGCCAAAGCTGGTTGGAATTGGATGACCAATGATACGAAGCAATGGAGCTTCGTCAGAATCAGTCTTGAAGAGCACTGGTTCATGGAACCAACCACGGTCAAGATAGATCTTGAATTCATTGTGCATCTTACCAGGTTGGGTACCAAGGTTGGCATCCACACGGGTAATACGAGCATCAGCTTCAATCTTGCCCATCATCCGCCAGGAGTAGCGGGATTTACCAGGAGACGTATAGTAAACATTACCTTGAGCTTCCGTAAGGAATACCCACTTCTTGTTGATACGTTGGTCATTAATGGCAGTGGAGAAAAGTTGCGAATCAACCATCCCAAAATACTCTGGAGACTGATCGCGAAAGAGTTCAGCGTGGGTGTAGCTATCTAGGCGAGAACCACCCCAGCCTGCCCTTGCGTTTTTTACTAGAGCGCTTTTTCTAAAAATCATTGTTTAAATTAATTGTTGTTGTTATGCTGGGATCAGTGAATCCCTATTGCCAGCTTTGTTTGCCTTACCGCTGATCTTAGCAATTGTGGAGGAAAGGCTGTCTGCTATGATGCTGTCCTTAATACCGTTCACTTTCTTAGTGTTGTTTCGAGCATCATATTTAGATGTGTCGAACTGTTTGGTATTAAAATCAAAAGTGGACAAGAAATTGAGGTACTGAGCGTAAAGGGCAGGGTCAGATGTAATTGATTTATTGATGTCCTGAATTTTGCCTGTTACCTCTCGTACTTCTTCTTGCTTCCTTTTAGACCAGCCTGAATCATCAATGGCCTTGTTAAGATTTGCGACAAATTCCTGTTGCCCCTTGAGATTTTGTTCCTTCTCGTATTTGGCTGCATCAATGGCTGCTTGTTTGGATTTGGTAACCTCTTCTTCCCTGTCCTTCAATAGACTCTTGGCCAGTCGAAGTTTCTGATCATCTTCCAATCCATCCAGATAAAGCTGCAGAGCCGTTGGAGAGTCTTTGTAAAGTCTGTGGTTTGAAAGTTCATTCCTAAGAAAATCCTCAGCCTCATCCACGTTTTCAACAACCGGGAGGGTAGGAGAGTCCTCGTCAATTTTGAGGAAATTCAAAAGATCCTGTCGAGTAGGGTTATCTTTTGAATGAGCAAAAATCAATACGTCTTTAAAAATAGGAGGAGAGCTTTCAATTGCCTTTTCGAGATACTTTTCACCAAGTTTACTACCAAGCTCTCGAAAGGCTTCTACGGTTTGTTGTTCAGGGATGTCATCATCGTCAATTACCCCAAACTCTTTGAAAAGAGAAAAAGCTGCTACTGCGTTGTCTTCTTCTTCGTTTGTAATTTCCTCTAATTCTGGATCTTCATCTGGAATATCGTCAGTAGCAGCAACCTTTTCAATCTCTTCAGTTTCTTCTTCGAAAATAGTAGGGCCTGCAACGGAAAAGTCCACCAGGCCATCAAGGATTTCGTCTTTCGGCATACAAAAATGTTTATATGATTTTGATTCTACAATAGCATTGTTGATTAGAAAATTTTAATCTAAGCACAATATCTAAGCTGGCTTTGATTTGGACTTTGCGGAGAGTCTGGCCAGGGCCAAATCCTTTTGCCTATCCTTTTCATTCTCAATTGATTCATGCTGCATCTTGAGTTGTTCAAGCTCTGCCTTGTCATCTTGAGAATTTCGATTAACGTCATTGGCCATTCTATATCTATCAGCCTCAATCTTGGCCAAAAGTGCTTTGTAGTTCTGTTCAGCTTCAAGATATTTCAGATCATTTGAAAGCTTGAGTTCTGCTTGATAATTGAGCATATCCAATTGAGCTTTCTTCTGCTCATCAAGGGTACGCATCTTAGCCTCTTCAACGGCTTGTTGCTGTTTCTTAGCTCTTTCACCAATCATCAGGATTTCCTTGTGAACTTCTTCGACAGATGATGTGGATACAAGATTCTTTAGAACCTCTGAAATTGCTCCAACATCTTCACCCATATTCTGCATAAGTGGCTGCATATTGTTGAGCATGATGTCGAAATAGAGCTTGTCCTTACCAGTGTTGTACACGTAAAGCCCAATGTCTTCCAGTTTATCAAGAGTGGCTGGAGTAATCTTTAGGGTCTCAACGGAGCCATTTGGAAGCACGTATTGTAAAGAATGCTCTCGAATATCACCATCTTCAAATACCTTTTTAATCCAAACTTTCAGGTTGTACAGATGCTCATTGAGGGTATCTTGCCACACCTTGTCGTGGTAGAAGAAATAGGTCTGAGTTGAGAGAGAAAACTGTTGAAGGTTCTGCCTATTATCGGTGACATTGGTACCAGGGGAAGTTGCACCTTCTCTTTGAGGGCCAACACCCATAGCCATACCCACTTTAATATTCACTGCAGAGGCCAGTTGATCCAGCATCATAATTTGCTGGGAGGTATCCACAACTTGGTGAGTGACACCCAAAGTCCTTGTAGGAGGTGGAGGAAGCCCATTGGAGGTCTGCATAGAGTCTATGAGCCTCATCTTTGTTTTACGGGCTATGACTTCCTGGGCAAATACTTTATCCTCTGTAAAAGACGGATTGGTCTGTCCATCACCATTGTTAGAAGCAAGTTCATCAGGAATCTGCTGTACATCAATAATCTTTTCATGTCCAACGTAATCGGCAATTTCCCTGTCTTTCAAATTCTCGATGGCCATGTATTGGAAGGCATAAGGAAGTGCTCTTTGCATTAGGGATACAAACCTTGCGTTCCTGGCATTTACAATACCGCCTTTATAGGTTAGCTCAAAACGAGTAAATGGATTCTCAAGGTTATCCGGTTGAAAAGGAACTTCCCTACAATCAACGTAGATGTCTTCACCAAGCCTTGTAAGCTCATATCGTCTTGGGATCCAAAGAAGCTCTGCTTCATGCGTATTGCCAGTTTCATCTGCCCACACATACTTCGTCGAGGCTTCGTTGAACTTATTGGTAAACTTTACCTCGGAGGCATGCTCAGGAATAAGAGAGGTATTGCCATTCAAAAGAGTAGTAACTGGAATACCGTCTTCATCCTTGTAGGTGTAAAAAATAACCTCTTTGAATGCCTTGAATTCCATGTGAACACGGAATAAACTGGCAGTCCAATTGATATTGGCTGTACCTCTGCCCATGTTCAAACCAACTCCCTTGTCGTTGTAGGAATAACCATATTCTTCGGCCAAAAGAGATTGCCACCTAGTCCTATCAAATACAGGTCTTTGCATGTGGTTTTTACCAACAATGGGAGTGGCATTAAAACCAAAGGTCATCACCTTTTCCAGTTCATCGTCGGTAAGCTTGTTACCATATTCCTGGAGAGCATCGGCAATGGTGATTTCATCGCGGTACCAAACATAGTCACCCTTTTGAATATAGGGCGTATTTGGAGATTTGTTGAAGCCAACGTGCAAAGGATTAAGTACCTTAATATAAGGTCTACCATATTGCCATCCTGGATACAAATAAAACCTATCTGAGATAACTTCGTCCTTGAAGGTTTCAAGCTTTTTAGACTGAATACTCTGATCATGGTAAGTGTACTGCAGAAGCTTGTTGAAAGTAATCTCAGATTCCGAAAGGAAGTTCTTTACATTAATATCCTTTGGAGCAATTTCAGTCCGTAGAGATTCAATGTAGTTGTTAACTTCCTCTGGAGCCATGTTCTCAAGCTGGGCTTTCATTTTCTCCACCTCAAGCCTAAGCTCCTCATTTACTGACTTCATTATCAGGTCATACAGTTCCTTGTCCTTGTTACGATGTGCCTGTGCAGTTAAAAGAATGATCCTGTGGGTATTGCCCATTGAGAGCAATTCACCCAAGAGAACTTCTATTTTGGTTGGAATTGGGTTGTATGGAATGAGCTTTTCACGAGTAGCACCATAGTCCTCAAGGTTTCCGCAGTAATGCCTAATGTCTTCCGTAAAGTCATCCAGGTCATTATTGAAGAATTTGTACATTTTGTGCATTTCCTCGTAGTCTTCCACTGGAAGTGTGTTTGTAGATGGGATAAGCCGTTTGGCTTGAAACTTATACCACTCTTTGTCCTTTTTAGATTCTGGTACCCGAAGGTGAAGGAAATCAGTGTTCAGATCTTTGAATCTACTTTTCTTGTCTACCATTTCTTCGTTGTTGGAAAATTCGGTTATTGTTTAATAAAGATGTGTATGTGGTAGTCTTTTCGTTTTTCTTTTTATTCTCCGATTGAGCTTTTATCTCTTCCTCTCTTAACTTTAGAATGCAACCTCGGAATCCATCTACGGCATCAAAGTTTCCAGAGAGGTCATACTGGATCATCTGTCGGATAAGATATAGACACGGTAGCCTTTCCCAGTTTTGTTTGAGTCCGTCTTGATGTTCCGTGGATTGAAGTAGCCAGTCGTTGATGTATTTTATCATATTCGACTTACCAAGATCACCTGTACCGGATGTAAAATATCCAGTGGTTGTAACATTTTTGTAAGCCAGAGATGCACCTTGTCCAAACTGAGGAGTGGGTGAAAGCAAATGTATCTTATGCTTCTTTATGTAGTGGGCACGACAGGCATCACCTTTGTTCTTCTCATACATAATGGACATTGGTGGGTTTCCATAAAACGAAATCAGTTTTTCTTGAATTTCATAATACTCGTCGAGTCCACCTTTCGGCTTACCATTATACGAGGCTACTATAGTATTCCCTTTGAGATAGTAAGGTGCTCCAGCATACTTTGGATTCATCAAAATGTACGTTGAGGCAACTGAGGAGCCAGGTTCTTTTCCATCGGCATGTGGGTCATGGCCAATAGCAAAGTAAAGATCTGATGGGATACTTCCATTCAAGGTCTGTGGAAAATCATAAATTACTACACAGCCTTCTGGATTTTTCATTTTAGAAGCATCGTGGGGAAAAGACCTATAAGGTTCTCCGTTATGATCCACTTCATATTTGACTCCATTGGGCATTGTAGAATCCCAAATAAGCTTTACGCAAGTTTCATTTTCCTGATAGCTATTATTTTGCAATAGCCTTTTTTCTTGTAAGGTCAGTTCTTCTGTGGGTAAAAATGACCCCCTTGAGGTGAGCCACATTTCGGATGGCACCAAAGGATAGTTCATCTTTTCTTTTCTAAGCAAATCTGGATCTTCGGCTTTACCCTTTTCGTCTCGTATTTTCTTGTAGAAATCTACAGCCGAATCCACATTGGTATTTCCGTTGGTATCCTTGAAAGTCCTGTCTGTCAAATAACATGGAAGAAAAAGAGCAATCTTGTTTCCAGTATTTTCATAAATATCCTCATGGGTAAGGATACGATATTCCTGCGGCTTGCTGAATAGAGTTTTAAAAGGCTGTACAACCTCGATATTTTCAGAGGTACCGGCTACAACCATTCTACCAAAGTATCTTGTACCAATTCGAATAGTAGCATCGTTTGACTTATAGGCATCTTCCAACAGAGTTGTAAGACCACCTTCCTCTATGATAGACAAAGTGGTACGTGTACCAGCAGCAGCCTGACCACCTTTCTTTTTACCCTTCATTTCGGAATACGAGACGTGGTGTAACCTTGTCTTAGTACCTTTTGTAATTTCCCTGCCTTTTACAAGAGCCTTGTATTCATGTCTCCAAGGATTGTCGATATTATTTGGAGTAAGATCTCCAACCATATTCTTGTAAAATGGAGAAGGCTCATAATCCTCATCTGAAATATCACCCCATGCTCCAAGCTCTGGTCTGGATGCAAAGGCATCCATACTATCTTTAATCTTAGAAACAAGCTCAGAACTCTTACTGGTATCTCCTGATCCTATTACGACTTTAATGGTTGGAGGAGATTTTATATTCTCTGGGGTATAATATTTGACTCCATCCGTAACAATTTCATGTAAAGCTTCTGCTATACCCAAGAAAAAGGAGTTGTGGGTTACGATAAAATCTCTTGTCAGATAAGTATGGTCTTCGTTATCCACCATAATACACCTCTGGCTAGTTTTTCCTTTTTTTTGGATATCTACAATTGAAACCTTGTTTGGAGCAGAAGATTTTAATCTGCTCAGTTTTCTTGAAAGTTTAAAGATTGGTAAATTCGTATTTATGTATAGTCTCCAAAGAGGTTTTACATTATAGACAGTACCCTTTATGAGTGATGTTTTTTTGTCGTAGCATCCAAGCTGGCAACGTATTCCAAGACTTCTTAAAACATATGCTAGATCTTCCACAAG